GATACCAGCGCACTAAATTTTTGTGTTTTTGTTTGTGTACTCTAGTACGAAACTCCCCGAGCGAATATCTGTGTACTCTAGTACGAAACTCACCGACCGCGAGCCTAAGTGAAATAAAATTTTTCAGGAAATAATCCGGCAGAGTTAGTACGAGACCCAAAGCGCTTTAAAGTGCTTCGGCCCCTGTCCCATTTCCGCACACTTCCCCGGCCACCTAGGCCCCTTGACAGCCTCGCGCGCGGGCGCGATCTTCCCCACGATATGCGAACCGAAATGACCCTTGAAAGCCTCGTGGACAGGCTCCAGTCCAACTGTGGCGACATGCTGGATGCGTGCCGGCGCACGGGCGTCTCGCTGATCTTTGTCGAGCAGTGGCGCAAGGATGACGCCAAGGTGAACGAGCGGCTGTTGGAGGCCGAACGCGTAGGCACGCAAGGGCTGGTATCCGCAGCGATACAGCGCGCAGTGGCCGGCGTGGACGAAGACGTGTACTATAGGGGCGAGGTAGTCGGCGTAAAAACCAACTACTCGGACGGCCTGCTACAGACATTGCTCAAGGCGAAAGTACCCGAGTTCGCCAAGGACAGCGACGGGGCCGGCGCGCATGTCACGGTCAACGTGGCCAATATCATGCCGCGTGCGGAGAATTATGAGCAGTGGCTCGCCATGCAGTCGGCGACGACCAAGGCGCTCGCCAAGCCCGACCCAAAATTGGAGATACCAGAGGCGCAGTACGAGGAAGTCCCCCGTCCGTTCGCCGGCATATCGCTTTAAAGGACTTCCATATGACCGACATAGACGTACCGACACTCGACGACCTGATACCGATCATCATGGCGGACATTCCCGCAGGAGTGGTAGCGGTACGAGTGGTGCCGGCGAGTGGCAAGGCCGTGGCGCACAGGTTATTGGTGCGAAACGTGAGTACGACATTGGATGCGGAGCCGGACGACACATATTACGTCAAGGCGATAGCAGGGTGCGGCTCGGCAGAGTACGCGGTAACAGTTGGCTAAGGAGACGGACAATGGCGACCGACGAACTGAGCGAGACTGAGGCGACGATCAAGTACTATGAGAACGAGAATGCGCGGCTCCGTCAGAATATGTCCGAGGTCAAGCGCTTCAACAAAAGTATCGTGGCGGAAAACGAGGAAATGATTAAGGAAGTGAAACGGCTGCGCAACATAAGTATTGCCAAAGAGCAGGCGATATTTGAGGACGGCCGGCGGTGCGGCTTTGCGTACGGTGCCGGCATGATGCTGCTAGCCGTGCTTGTTGTACTTGTGGCGTACGCAGCCTGATATGAGCCTACCGACCGGATTACTCGACGCGCCGGCCCCGACTGCATGGCAACCACAGCCGGGGCCGCAGTCTCTGGCCGTGGGCGCGCAATTCGTCACCGAACTCATGTTTGGCGGGGCGCGCGGCGGCGGCAAGTCCGACTTCCTGTTGGGCGACTTCCTGCAAGATATTGCGTTAGGCCCGGCGTGGCGCGGGATCATCTTCCGCCGCTCGTACCCGGAGCTAGAGGAACTGATAACACGGGCGAAAGAGATATACGGCCCGTACGGCGCGATCTACAAAGTCGCAGACAAGACATTCCTATTCCCTTCGGGGGCGACTTTAAAGATGCGCCACGTTGAGACGGAGGCGGACTGTGACAAGTACCAAGGACATCAGTACACATGGATTGGCTGGGACGAACTTACGAACTGGCCCAATCTTAATTCGTACAAGAAACTCAAGGCTTGCCTACGTTCCGCGCACGGCGTACCGTTTAAGCGTATCCGGTGTTCTGCAAATCCGGGTGGTGTTGGACACCATCAAGTCAAAGCGTACTTTGTTGATCCAGCACCCAAGGGTATGGAACTGATCGAGGTTACGGATGAGGACGGGTGGACGACCACGCGTATGTTCATCCCATCCAAGGTCAAAGACAACCGAATACTCATGGATAACGACCCCGGCTACGTTGCCCGGCTCCGTGAGATTGGCTCGCCGGAGCTTGTGCGCGCGTGGCTGGAGGGCGACTGGGAAGTCATCACAGGCGCGTACTTCCCGGAGTTCAGCGTCAATAAGCACGTACTGGAGCCGTTCGGGATACCTAAGCACTGGATGCGCTTCCGCTCCATGGACTGGGGCTCCGCGACGCCATTTGCCGTACTCTGGTATGCCGTGTCGGACGGCTACCAGTACGACGAGGATACCTATATCCCGTCCGGCGCGCTTGTCTGCTATCGCGAGTTCTATGGCTGGAACGGCACGCCCAATCAGGGCATACGCTGGCCGGCAAACCGCGTGGGCCAGAGTATCGTCAAAATGGAGGCGGAGGATAATGTCACGTACGGTGTATGCGACCCTTCCGCGTTTAGCCGCGCTAGCGGCCCGTCGCACGCTGAGCGTATGTCACAGGAGGGGGCCAACTTCCGACCGGCCGACAATAATCGCGTGGGCGGCTGGGATTTGGTACGCGACCGGCTGTGCGGGATCGAAGGCGATCCGAACTTTGCATATGGCGTGGGCCAGCCCATGCTGTACTTTTTCAAGACGTGCCCGCACATTATTCGTACTCTGCCGGCGCTCCAGCATGATTTGACCAATCCCGAGGACTGTGACACGGATGGCGAGGACCACGCGCCGGATGCGTTGCGGTACGGCGTCATGTCCCGGCCATGGGTACGCCCCAAAGCGAAGCCCAAACCTAAGCAGACTGTAAAGCTATTGCAGCACGCCACCTTCGATGAGATATGGAAGGAACACGACGAGCAGTTTGAATAGGGCGGCTAATAATGGCGGAAAAGGGCGAAAAAGACGGCGGCACCAATCGTCGGCGGTACTGGTGCGGTGAGATCGATAAGGCCAAAAAACGCTATCGCTCCTTTTGGGAAGCCGGCGACAAAACGATTGACGAGTACCGTCTGCAAAAAGGCGACGATACCGAGGTTACGAACCGCGACAAGTACAATATCCTGTACTCGACAACCGAGACGACCCGCCCCAATCTGTACGCGCAGCGGCCAGTCGTCCGTACGCAAGTGCGCAACAAGGACCGAGCCAGCGAGACGCCCCGGCAAGCGGCCCTACTGCTAGGTAGCTGCCTCCAGTACATTATCACCGAACAGGACTTCGACGAAGTCATGGAAAACGCGGTGGAGGATTTAATTCTCCCCGGTATCGGCGTGGGCTGGGTCCGGTACGACGCCAAAACCGAGGGCGAGGGCGCGGACGCGAAGGTCATGGACGAGGAAGTCCTGATCGAGTACGTGTACTGGAAGGATTTTTTGACCGGCCCCACGCGCGGCTGGCATACCGTACCTTGGGTGGCGCGTCGCCTTTGGGTGACGAAGGACGAGGCCGAGAAGCGCTGGACGAAGGCCAAGGCGAACAAGCTCAAGTACGCCAAAGCGGCGGAAGGCCGCAGCGGCCAGTCCGACGACAATGGCGAGACAGCGGAAGTATGGGAAGTTTGGGACAAGGCGTCCCGCAACGTGTACTGGGTATCCGAGGATTACCCGGATGACATTTTGCAGGAAGCCAAAGACCCTTTAAAGCTAAAGAAGTTTTTCCCCTGCCCCAAGCCGCTACGTGCTATCTCCAACACGCGTACATTCGTCCCGCGCGCGCTGTATTCGCAGTACAAATCGCAAGCGGAAATGCTCAATCAGCTTACGCGCCGTATCCGTCTTTTGACAGAAGCGTTGCGCGTTGTGGGCGTGTACGATAGCTCGCAGGGCGCGCTGGCCGACTTGCTGAACCCCAACGCCGGCAACAAAATGGTCGCCGTTGATAGCTGGGTGGCGTTCGCGCAAGCGGGCGGTATCAAGGGCAGCGTGGAATGGCTGCCGGTGGACCAAGTTGTCGCCGTACTTATGCAGCTTCTGCAAGCGCGCGAAGTGTGCAAAAACGAGATATACGAGATTACGGGCTTCTCGGATATTGTACGTGGCTTGTCCAAGGCGTCCGAGACGCTTGGTGCGCAGCAAATCAAGACGAACTGGGCTTCGGCCCGCGTCAAGAAAATGCAAAAAGAGGTGCAGCGGTTCGCACGCGACCTTATCGCCATTGCCGGCGAAGTAGTTAGCGAGCATTGCGCTATCGAGAGTATCGCGCTGTACGGCGGCGTCGATATTCCGCCGCCCGAGGCAATACAGGCCGACCCGGCGCTCCAGCAGAAGTTCAACCAATTCCAGCAGGCGTTTGCGCTACTCCGCAGCGAGGGGCTGCGCTGCGCCAAGGTGGACATTGAGACGGACAGTACTATTCTTGCAGACGAGGAAGCGGAGCGGCAGGATCGCATGGCGTTCCTCGGCGCGGCCGGCGCATTTCTGCAACAGGCCGTACCCGCGATACAGGCCACGCCGCAGCTTGGGCCGCTACTCGGCTCGATGCTCATGTTCACCGTCCGTACGTTCCCGTCATCGCAGCCTATCGAGGATGCGTTTGAGCAGCTAATACAGACTATTGGTCAGCAACCGCCTACGCCGCCTCCGGGCGAGGGTGGCGACAACGGCGAGGCCGCTGCACAGAGCGCGATACAGACCGCGCAAATTAAAGCGGCATCCGACAGCGAGAAAACGCAGACCGATGCGCAGTTGGCGAACGCAAAACTACAGCAGGCGTCGCAAGAGTTCGCCGCCGAGATGGCACAGCGCCAAGTCGAGGAAAACAACCGTCACGAAGAGAAGCTAGCCGAACTCGCTTTAAAGCGTGCGGAAATAGACCTTAAGCGCCGGCAACTCGAACTGGACGCGCAGGCGCTCGACGACGACGCTGTGCAGGCGGAGCGTATGGCAGAGTTTGCGGAGCGCGACGCTGAGCGGGATGACGAGCGGCTTGCCCACGAACAGTACTCGGACGACCGTAGCGCCGCCCGCGATGACGCACAGATGGAAATCGACGCGGCACAGCCTCTTGACGATGCAGAATGACTAGGATTTAAAGCGACTATGGTTAAGGACGAATGGCTTAGATCGTGGGGATACACGCCGGGGACGGAGGACGCTGAAACAGCGTGGTCCGAGAAGCAGGCGTTTGACCATCGCGAAGCCCCGTACGTTTTCGGGGATATAAGCGAGTACACTTCGACGCTCGACGGGTCGCAAATTACAAGCCGTTCGCAGCATCGGGAACACATGCGGAAACATGACGTTATCGAAGTTGGTAACGAGTACATGAAGCCGACCGCACACAATATCTCCGTACCTAGTGCGGGCAGGGACATTAAGCGGCATATCGACCGCGTCCGCGCCATGCCGGAACGAGAGTACCGTGCGCGTATTGAAAATCTGCAAAATAGCGCGAGGGGCTAACCGTGGAAGACGAACTGGATATTTCGAGCGATCTTAACGGCGGCGATGAGACGGCGGGTACTGCCGTCGATAACGGCATCA